CCACCATCACTTGTGATTGCTCCACCAACTGCAAATGCAGAAGCATCAGCAACAACCATTCCTATACCAAGATTCAAACCAGAAACTCCATCAGATGGAGTTCTTACTGGATTAGCTTGGTCATTGGTGTAGAAGTTTCTCATGTAAGCAATTCTACCTTGGTCTGTTTTAAGTGGCCAAGTACCACAAATTTCCATTGCAGATGCCTGACCGAAACCTCTTGTGATTATCGGAGACATCATCTTTGCAAGAACATTGACATCAGCAGTTGTGTTTCCAGCAGTTTCATCCAATTTCTCAAAATCAACACCAGCAACTTCTGCGTCATTCTCATTCACTGCATACATGTATGCAAGAATCTTTTTCTTTCTGTCGTCCTTGATATCTGTCCCTTCAAAGAGTCCAGCTTTTTCAAGAACATCAACTTTGTCGAGATTTGCCATCTCTAAAAGATTTTGTTTTCCCATTTTCTTTTTCTCCTTCTGTTGTTATTTTCCAAACCTTTTACTATATTTATTTATTAATTCCTGTTCTGGGTCTTTGTCATCCTTCTCTTCTTCTGTCAAAACATTAAAGAGTTCAACAAGTTGTTCTCTCAATTCAGCAACATCTTCAAAAACAAGTTCAGAAATTCTTTCATCGAGTGATGCCTGTTCTGCAAGTGTCATTCCTTTCTTCATGTCTTTGATTGCTTCTTCTACATCTTTAGGAAGTTCATTTGCCATCTCTTTTTTCATCTTTTTGATTTTCTCAGAGATTTTAGCTTTCTTATCTTCATCTTCCTCGTCATCCATTTCCTTTTTCAACTTTTTGATTTTCTCTTCATATTTCTTTTTGTCTTCATCATCTTCTTCATCATCACTTTCATCTGTTTCTTCTTTGTCATCTTCATCTTCTTCATCATCCATCTCTTTCTTCATCTTTTTGATTTTCTCAGAGATTTTAGCTTTCTTATCTTCATCTTCCTCGTCATCCATTTCCTTTTTCAACTTTTTGATTTTCTCAGCAATTTTCATTTTCTCTTCATCTTCCATGTCATTTTCTTTCTTCACTTCTGACAGAAGAAATTCACATCCATTGCTGTTTGCAAATGCAACAAGTTTTTCCATCAGTTCATCAACTTTAGATGAAGATGATTCATTGACTGATTCAATGATTGTCTCAAATGCTTCTTTTCCTTTTCCTTCAAGAACAAGGTCAACAAAGTCATCAAGTTCAACATCACATTTTTCAGCAAGTTTCTTGAGAGGTTTGATTTTCTTTTCATTCTCTGTGAGACCTTCTGCAAGTCCTTCTTTGAATGCTTCAGCAAGAGCAACATTGTCACTCTCAAATTCTACTGAAGAATTTCCTTTTCTTCCTTCATAAAGACCAGTCTTGTATGCATCAGCAACAGAGACTTTCTTGGTTTCTTTCTTTCCAATCAGACTTGAGAGTTCTGACAGGAGTTCTTTTTTGAATGATTCAAGTTTCTTTTCAATCACAACATCAGGAGCTGAACATTCTTTCTTTGCCTTCTCAACACCTTTTCTGTAATCATCAGAAGAAATCATCTCATCAAGATTTACTTTATCTGATTTGAAATCTTCAAAACCCTTCTCAAATAATTTACTTTCGTTTGCCATCTTTTCCTCCATATCTTTTTTTAATTTATCATTTTCTTTCTTCAGCTTCTCAATTTCCTTGTCCTTGTCATCTGGCTCTTCTTCACTTTCTTTCTTGCCACACTTCTCAAGAAGCTCTTCTTTGAGGTCAAGATACTCTGGAAGATTTGCAAAGTGGTTGTCAATGAACTCAATGAGTGAAGTTTTGTTGCCTGTATCCTGTGCATTTATGAATGCAGAATAAAAGTCTTGTTGAACTTCTGGTTCAAATTGTTCCATCAATTCTTTGATTGTCATGAATTTTCTCCTTTCTCTTACATTATTTATTTATTAATCTTTTGAACTCATCTGAAATCTTAGTCTTGAGTTCATATTCATTTATGCTTCTGATTCTTTTTCTTGACTCATCAAGAACTTCTGTTCCCCAGATTGCATCCATTCTCTGGTCATATTCCATTATCATCTCAATGATTGCTTTTGGAACTGCATCTGGTGCACTCTGATTGTAAACAACATCTCCAGGAGACCTCATCTGAAATCCAGAAACAAGATTTCCCTGCTTTCCATCTTTTTTGTATTTTGAAAGACTTCCCATTCCCTTTGATGAAACTCCAAAAGGAATCTTTTCATCTATGAGAACAGCAAGTGTTTGACCATAACCTGTGTCCATGACTCTTGCTCTTCCAACTAAATCATTTCCTTCCATTCTCAAAGCATCTTCAAAAATGTGTGATGCTCTGTGAAGAAGAACTTGAGTCTCAACTGAGTGGTCGAGTTCACCAAGTGCTTTTCTGTTTGGAATGATGTCTTTGTTGAATCTTTCCATTTCCTTCAGAAACTCAGACTTCTGATACCATCTGTCATTTGCGTTCCATCTCTCTGACTGGGCATATATTCCTTCAAGATACTTTCTTGGTTTTCCATTGTAGTCCTCAACAATGACCTCAAATCTATCCCTATAATCAGAGACAGTTTCAATTAAAGGTATGTTCATATTTTTCTCCTTCTTCCTAATTTCCAACCATCATTGAGATACTTATCAACTTCATCAACTTTTATTGAAATTTCTTTATCACCTTTTGTCATTCTCTTTCTATTTGAAATTGTCTTACTCATATTTATTTTGTATTCATCACTAAAAGGCAATCTTCCCAGTTTCCACCCAGAATCTAAATAGTTATTTAAAACATCTCTTTTAATTGATTTTTCTTTGGTACCATTATTTATGCGAACACTGCCAAAATAATTTTTATTTTTCTTTTTGCATCTACCAACAATCCAACCATCATTCAAATAAACTCTATCTTTATTCACTTCTTTCAAATTTTTTCTCGCCTTAGACGACCATACAATACCACCAGCACCACCAATCAAAATATTATAAGTATCACTTCTTTCAATAAATTCTTTATCAACTATGAATGACTCAAGTTCAAATGCCTGTTCTTCTGTCAAACAAACATCAATGATTCTTTTTGTGAAATTTTCTATTCCGTATTTTTTGATTGCTCTTGTAATTCTCGTTCCTGAACCCATATAATTATCATCAAAATTATTAGTTGAATGTTTTCCTATATAAATTTTTCCATTAATTTCATTTTTTATCTGATATACATAATGTAATTTCTTTGATTCATTAATCATTCAGTTTCTCCACTGAAACATTTGACAGACAGAATTCCTTTTTGTCTGTGTCATAACACGCATATGACATGGTGTCCATGTAAGGATGTTTGCTATATTCATCAAGTGGAATATAAAATAACAACTGCCCACTCTTACCAGAACCATTTTTCTCAAGTTGTTCTTTTTCTGTGTAACTCTGAACCTTTCTATTGAACCATCCATTCTTTCCTGCATATTCTTTCATTGGAACTTCATATTCATTCTTTGATGTATAAATTCTGTCCATGAATGTTACCTTTGAACCACCAAGCAAAATATCTTTCCAAAGAAGTGCTCTTCCAACAATTTTTCCATCTTCATTCAACATGACAACAACTGATATATTTTTATGGTCATCATACATCTTCAAATAAGGTTTGTCATTCATGCATGATTCTTTCAGTGTGCCTGATGAAATGTGATTTGATGATTTGTAGGCATTACTCACTCTTTTCCACTCTTCAAACTTGAAAAGATTCTCTGGTCTGAATTTGTTTTTGAATTTGTCTGTGATTCTAATGACAATTTTGTTGACATCATTTGGTTTGACATCTGGGTCAAGTGAAACAATCTTTGTCATGAGTTTTGAGAATGACATCTCACCAACTTTCTTGGTTTTTGAATCAGTGTAGTAAACCAATTTGTCTGGCATCTTCTCATGAGGTTTGATGTCCTGAAATGGAGCATCTTTTGGAATCTTGATTTTTTCTGACTTCAAGATGTCAAGGATTTCCATTGATGAAGAAATTGATTCCCTGATTGAAAAGTGAAAAACATCTCTCAATGTTTCTGCTAAAACTATTTGGACTGTCTTCATCTCATTTTTTCTCCTTTTAGTTATTCAGCATACACAAAAAATTTAAATCCTCTATAGTAGGAATTGACAACTTTTTCAACTTCTTTAATTGCATCCTTTTCACTTTTTATAGAACCTTCTTTTGAAATTGAGACACTAAATTCAGCCATTGAAGATTCTGTATTTTCACCTTTATAAAATTCCATACCAACAAATTCTGGAATTGATTCTTTTAATTTTTTATATAATGTGTCATAGAGTTTTAATTTTTCACTTTTAATATTTCCTGAAACTTTTGTTCTCATTTGATACAAATCTACAGCAATGGAAAAATTATTAAAAATGTCTTCAATGACCTTCACCATTTTGCCTTCTTGAATCATGTACTTTGTCATTATTTTCTCCTTTTCTATTATTTATTTTTTGACCCAGTCTGGAGTCCATTTGACACCTTGTCCAACTGAATCCTTTCCTTTCTTGATTATAACATAAGGAATTTTTCCTTTGAATGAAATGACACCTTCATATTCAAATCTCTTTCTGAAAACATCTACAACACTTCTAACAACCTTGTCACCACTTCTCAATCCTGACTGAAGAAAGAGGTCATCACCTTTCATCACCATGTCTCTGACTGCCATTGATGCAATGATTGTTCCAAACATTCCCATCAACCCTTCTTCAAGTCTTTGGACTTCTTTTTCATCAAGAACAACAAAGTTGCCATTGACTTTAACAATGTGATTCATTAGTATGCCTCACTATCCTTATTCTTATTTTTGAATTCTGCTCTGAGTTTTGTGAATTTCTTGACTTCCTCTTCGGTGTCACCAAGAATGTTTTTTCTCACCCATTCTTCACCATACCATTCTTCTGCTATTTCAGCAAAGTCTCTGAGATTCTCAAGTTTCATTTTCACCTTTGCCATTCTCTTTGATTCTTCATAGATTGAATCATTCTCATAGACAAACATGATGTCATCTTTGATTTCATTGAACTCAGCTTCTGTCATGAGTCCTTGCCCAATCAAATCAACTTTCATCAATTTGATAAACAGAACATTGAAGTATCCTCTCAACCATTTGATGAATCTGAACCACTTGTATTCTGCTCTTGAAATCTCATCTGCCTGTCCACCAAACATGAATGTTGAATCTTGTCCTTCTCTCTGAGGAAGATTCAATGACATAGCAACTTCATCTTTGTAATAAAGAACATCTGCTATGTCTCCAAAGGAACTTCCACCACCAATTGTGTCTATCTCATGACCACCATTCTGTGAACCTGTCTTTGGAATGTAAATGTTTTCCTGCATTGCAAGTGTTGTGTTCTCAGCAGAAATCTCTCCTGTTGTTGAATTGATTGAAAATCTTGAACGATATTGATTTCTGAGTTTTTCAATGTATGCCTTTGCTCTCTTTCTATTCATTGATGAAACATCTATTTTGAACACCCATCTTTCAGGTGAACGGACAAATCTGTGAATGACTAATGAGTTCTCAAGCAACTGAAGAAGATTGATTGGTCTGACTGCCTTGTTGAGATATGACAACCAGACACCATTTGAATTTCTCAATCCAGATGGAATGAAAAGAACTTTCTTTGCAGGAATCTCAAGTTTCTCACCATAGACACCCTGATAGATGTTCTTTGATTCTTCATATTCAAAAACATATTCTTTTTCACTTTTTTTGACAAATGTCAGTTTCATTGGGTCAAGAAATCTGACTGCTGTGACACCGCTTGCATTTGTTTCATAATAAAGATAAAGTCTTCCATCCACATACCAGTCTTTGAAAATCTTTGAACCATTTGCTCTGAAGTTCATTTTTCTGATGACTCTTGAGAAAGACTTCTCAAGGTGCTCTTTGTAGAGGTTGTCTTTCTTCTCAGAATCTGTTGCAATCTCTGAGAGGTCTATTGACACTGGGTCATTTGAATCAGCAACAACAGCTTCATTCCAAATGTCCATCAATGCATTTTCAACTTTTGGTGTCTGAGCTAAATCTCTCCATGTTGCAATGAGTTTCTTTTCCTCATGCAATTTCTCCTCATCACTTCCCTTCATGAAAGTGGAAGCATTGAATCCAAATCCACCAGCACCACCAGAACGATCTATGGAGATATTTTCAGGATTGTCTCTATCAAGAATTTGAAGTATCTTTGATGATTCATGTAACAGCATTTTCATTTCCTCATAAATTTCATAATTATTTATTTCTTTATTAATTCATCAAACTCATCAAGGAGATTCTTGTTGAGTTCTTCAGTGTCAATGTTGTCATTGTCTTTGATGATTTGATTTGATGTGATTGGAAGATTGTCATCAACTACTTCAACACCAGTTGTAATTCTTTCATGTGAATACTGGAATGTCAGTAAGTCAATTTGGAATGCTCCATTCTTACCATTCCAGAAGAAAGGAACTGTGTTGTTTCCTCTGTCATCAGCTGTGAAAGAAACTTGAAACCATCTCTGAAATGTTGGAATGTAAACCAAGTCATCTTCTGATGGTTGATTTTCACCAACTGTTGTTTTGAATCTTTCCATCTCAACAATCATCTGAACTGTGTCATTGATTTCAAATCCAAAGTTTCCAAGATTGTCACCACTTCCACCATATTGTTCTGGATTCTCTGGAAGAAGATATAATTCAACAGCATGTTCAAATTTGTTCAATGAGTCTTCACCAAATATTCTGTCAAGATTGACAAGTGATTTTTTGAGATAATATGTTGGAACACCATACAGTTGAACAATTTCATCTATCATGAATGATGTCAAATCTGTCGGTCTTGTGTCACCAAAGTTGTTGAAATTTTCCGCCATCTATCTCACCTCAATAGGAAGTCCAATGTCTTCCCAGTCCCAAAGTTTCCACTTGCCTTTCTCACCATTTCTTTCTGTCAAAAATATAAACTTCCAATCTTTATTTATACAGAAGTTGATTGCTGACTGCCACTTTGAAAGATTCTTCATGTATGTGAATAATTCTCTTCTATATTTCATTTCTGACTGTCTTCTTGTTGATTTTCTGACTGGCTTCTGTGTCTGAGCATATGGTTTGACTTCAACAAGATACTTCTTTATCTCGCCACTTTCTTTTTTCAGCTCAAACCAAAAATCTGGATAATATCTATGCATCTTCTTGTCAACTGAGAAATAATATGGAATGATGACTTCCTCTGATGAAACTTTCAGAACATTTGGATTTCTGATTAGAATCTCAAAGAAGTCTCTCTCCCATGATGAACGAAGAACAATGTTGTTCAAATCTCCAACATATTTCTTCTTGTGATTCTCATTGAGAAGTTTGACATAGAATTTTTGTGCCATTGTTAGGAATTGTCTCCTGGAACTCTGAAGACCAAGTGTGTTCCATGCTTCATATAGATTGGGTCTTCCTTTGTTTCCTTTT